GCTTTCTTGATTTGAGTGCAATCTCTGATTAGGAGAAAGACAAGTTGGAAACAGCAATCTCACCAACGTAGTCACCAGCATTACCGAAAGATGATGCAGTGTTAGTTAGTTCGATGTAACCATAACGTGTCATGAATGACACAACTGGTTCGAATGTTGTTGGATCCAATACAACACCACTGCTCATCAATGGAATGTATGGGCAGTAGAATGCAGGAGCATCAGCTTCTGAAGAACCCTTATAACCAACCAACACAGGTGTTGTGTCAGATGCATAAGAGTCAACGAACACACGCATAGCGCCGTTCAATGTACCAACAAACTTGGTGTTTGTAGGAGCTTCAAAAGTACCTTCTGTAGTACGTGCAAAGGCAGAAGTAGTTGCAGATTGCAACACTGTCAATGCGGCACTAGATACAACAGCGTAGTTACCAGCGCCACGACGTGTACGTTGGGCGATCAAGTTAGCAACACGGTTGATCAAAACAGCCAATGCGGCATGCTCGTCACCAACGAATGTAGCTGTACCAGATACGGTAGCTTGGTTGTATGTGAACTCAGTAGTGGCCAATGAGCGTAGGCTCAACAAGATTTCCTGGTCAATCTCAGCTGTGATCTCTTGTGCAAGAGCTGCCATGATTTCGGCTTCTACGTCGATACCATGCATAGCTTGTGCGTCTTGAGCAGCTTCAAAAGTCCAACGTGCTTGCAACTTGCGAGTCTTGGCTTCCACAGCCTGCTTCAAGATTTGCACAGAGATCTGACGACCGCCGCTGCCTTCAAGCACTGTTGTGTTGGCACCAGAATAGATATTCTGTGTTGGATCAACAATACCAGCACTTGTGCTGCTTGCTGAAGAGTAGGCCTGAGCAATTTTGAACGGGCTCAATGCTTCTTCACCAGCTGCTGTGCTTGTGGCAGCAGCAGAATTGTCAGTCATTGTGTTGGCATAACGCACACGCAGAGTGTGAATTTGACCAACAGGGCCAGTCATGGGCTGAACACCCACCAACTCGTTAGCAATAACAGTTGGCATAACACGACGAATAACAGGCAAAATAACACGGTTAAGTGTTGCAATGTTGCCAGAGCCGGTTGAACCAGAACTTGCGTTCTCTTTCAAGTATCTACGTGTATTCTCAAGAATAACGCTCATGCTATTGCGTTTAGAACCATTCAGTCCTTCAAGCAATGCTTCCTTGGTCTCGTCCCAGCGACCTTCCAATAATTGTTGTGACATTTAAGTCTCCTTATTTAAATTACAGTCCTGCCAGACGCTTGATGGCAATGACATTGCTGTTGTCAGCAGTGTCGTCGTCTTGGCGGTGAGCAGTTTTATTACCAGTGACTTCTGAAACATTTTCCACAATCACCTGACGGGCTTTTGCGGATTTGCCTTCAGCTAGCACAGCTGGTAGATACTTTTCAAAAGCGTTCTTCAGACGGGCTGTTTGAACACTTTCGAGTAAATTACGCATGGTCTCACTTTTCTCTTCGTTGAGAGGAGAAAGTAACTCTTCCAGAGTGGTTTGACGCACATTGGATTCGTTGATCATACGTATTTCACGTTCTTTGGACTCAACCAGGACCTTGGCCCGGCGGCTGAGTTTGATAGCTTCTGACAGTTGATGTTCTCTGGCAGCGATGGTGTTTTGCAACTTGCGAACTTCGGCTTTCTCATTGAGATGAGTAGCACCAAATTCAGCAGCATACGCTTCAAAAATACGTCGACCAAAATTGTTCTCGCGAGCAACTTTAATGTCTTCGTGCAACTGACCCAGTTCAGTCTTGAGATGTTGACTAACAGCTTGACTCATTTTTTGCGCAGATTCTTTTACAAATCTTGCTTTGAGACCTTGGAGTTGACCACGAGCTTCACGTACCAAGCGGACTTTTGTTTCCACTACATCACGTTTGTCTTGGGTAAATTCTTGGATCTCACGAGCCAGGGCATGCACCATGAAGCTTTCTAGTTTTTCTAGTCCTTCACTGTGCATCTTGCGGTCTTTACGTAACTCTCCAATTTCTTCAGATAATTTTGTTACCATAAAGTTGTTGAACTTGGTGGCATTTTCTTTCATCTTAGACTGGAACTTCACGCGGTCTTCCCGCATTGCCATTTTCTCCTGGGCAAACTCTTCGAGTTCACCAGAGAGTCTATCTGTTAACATATTATCTAAGGCTTCAACCATCACTGTCTTGTCGTGCTCATAGCGTTGCGCAAACTCTTCACGTAGTTCTGCTCTGACCTGTTCACGTGCTTCTGTCAGTTTAGATTCCCAAGCTTCGTTGAGTTCTTGACTGACGTCTTCGTTGATTAGGCCGCTATCTAGCAATGGCTTGATTGCATCTAGCATGCTTTACTCCTTAATTTTGAGATCCCGAATCAGGCGTTTTACTTCCTGTGTCAGGTATCTCTGTACCTTGCTGTCATGCCCTGCTTCTCTGGCAATTTCCAACACTTTATGACCGTACTTCATGTTACGAAGTCCTTCATAAATTGCTTTGGGATATGCATTTGGAGCACTAGGCTGAGCAACAATATCTACAGTGACTATTTCAAAGTCACTGACCTGTCCGTTGCCGTCGTTCACGTTGCCGGAACCACGACTCGAAACGCCGAGTTTCACACCCGAATCCAGCATGGTTTTTACCAGCTGGCCCATAGGTGTAGGTAATATTCTTAACTTACCATAACCAGCAGGTCCATCCATCCACATTTTGTCGATGCAATGACTAACTCTGTCAAGATTGATTTTCAAATCTTCTGGGTGATCTACTTCACCCAGTACAGAGTAGCCTTCATGCACTTGTTTGTTGACAGATTCAACTGCTCTAGAAATTTCTTGTACAGGATACACACGTTCGTTGGCATTGCGAACTCCGCCTTCGATACATACACCTTCCATGTACAGTGTTTTGCCACCGTGAACATCATCTTCAACCAAGACACGAATCTTGGCCTGATTGAAGTTGAGATGTTCCTGTAGGTAACGCATTGTCAATTAACCTCTACGTCCGCCGGGCAATGGGCTCTTGGTGTTTACACCAGTGGCTTGTGCTGTGTGCGGCTTGGTAGCTGCCTTGGGAGCCTGAGTAGACTGGCTTGGGCTGTTGCCAACTTTACCAATCATGTCTTTGGCGGTAGGAGCTGTGCGACCTTGTGCAGTGTCACCAGTCATACGCACAGGCTTGCTGGCCATACCAGCTGCACCGCTGTTGAATGCAACAGGTCCTGATTTGCCGTTGCCTTCTTCTTGAGTGGTTGTTTTAGGATGAACTTGCTTGAGGGTGATGTTTTCCATCATGCCTTCAGTTTCGTATTCATCGTCGTCCATGGCACCCATGTCGTCGGAACCCATCATGTCAGCTGCATCGCCGTCTTGACCACCCATCATGTTTTCAAACTCGGCCATCAACTGGTCCAGTTTGTCTTCAAGATTCATAACGTCGTCTTTGCTAGCAGGCTCGTCTCCGCCCATGTCGTGTTCGCTTTCAAGGTCGCCAGTGAGATCATCGCCAGCATCTTCGGCTTCGTCGTCAAACTCAGCGTCGTCTTCACCTTCTTGCATGCCGGATTCTTCAGCTTCAACATCGTCGATTAGGTCAGCTGTTTGGCTTCCGCCCATCATGTCGTGACCTTCGTCCATGTCTGTGTCAATTTCAGTGGGTTCTTCGCCCATGGCATTGTCTTCGTCAAGATCTTCCTCTTGCATGAGGTTTTCATAAATCTGGCGGCTCTTTTCCACAACGATTTGGTGGAAAAGTTCTTTGGCTTTAGCGTCTTCATCATTGATGACATATTCGATCAGTTGTTCGAAACGATTTTTACTCATTTAAATAGCTCCTGTTAAGATATTCGGTAATTTTGCCACCCGGCAAAATGTATACCTATATTTACAATCTTGGAGAAAAATGTGCTGTTTATGACAGTTTTTTTGTCAATTAAGACAGCTATATTACGCTGGAGGAGCAGCAGGAGGTGCGTATTGAGTTCTGATGTCTTTGAGCTTCTCATTGTACTCAAAGGTTCGGGTGTCATTCATTTTTCGCAGTTTGTTCAACTGTTTAAGAGTGAGCTTGGTTTTTCTAAGTTGCCCAATATGAGGTTGGGTGTTGTCTGCTGCAACATCCTGATAGGCAGCAGGCGACTTGTGGTAAAGCTCATTGAGAATCATACAGATATTTATGCTGCTGGCGCAACTGCTGCGCCTGCACCTGGAGGCTGTGCTGCTGGAGTGGTGCCAATGGTGCCACCTGGTGCTGCTGCACCCTCTGCACCTTGCGGTGTGATGTTGGCCATTTCTTGCCCCATGGCAACGTCACTTTCAATGCCTGCTGGGGTAATGCCCACTGCACGTAGATCTTGACCACCTGTGGTTTCCAGTTCGGGTGTGGCACGTTCTTCTTTCCACATCTTGTCATTTTTCTGAATCTCGTCCTGTGACAAGCCCAGAAAGCGTTCCAGCATGAATCTCTTGCTCATGTAGGGCAAGGGTTCCAGACTGGCAAATGCTGTGATTCTTGTGTTGTCTAGTTCGCTTTGACGATAGCTAGCAAAGTTCTGCGGCGGATTAAACTTGATCTGGAACAGGCCAGCATCAATATTAAAGCCTCTCCATCGCATGAACATCTTGAATTCATCATCCAGTTTCTGCATGATCAATGCCTGTAGTCGCTCGCAATACTGGTTGAATCTGTATTCTTGTATCAGGGCAGTGCCTATTTTGCCGTCTTGCATGGTGCGATCTGAGTCGTCTGGACCAGTGGGCAGGTAGCTTGAAGGCACACGCAGACCACGGGCCATCTTGTTGTTGAAGTATTTTAAATCGTCGATTTCGCCGAGATTTTGTCCTCCAGGCAGCACATCTACGCTGCTTCCGCGGCCGTTTTCTCCCACCGGAAAGAAGAAATCTTCGTTGATACTCAGTGGATTATAGCTTGAATCCATGATGTTTTGACCACCGCCACCGTATGTGGGAATACGTCGTTGGTGCATTTCATTCTTCACACGTTCCACAAAGCTCATGGCCATGTGGCTGGGCATGTTGCCCACGTCAATTTTGAACACTCGTCGCTCAGGCGCACGTTGCACACGATAGATCAACATGGCATCTTCCAAGAGTTCTTTTTGTTTGAATACTTTGAAGATGTTTTCCAGAATTGATTTACCAAAAGGCCAGAACACATCCAGGCCTTCGTTTAAACTCATGTGCACCACGTGCTTGGCATCAATACAGGTTTCATTCACTGCACGGCTAAATCTAGAAGCACCACTCAGTGCTGAGTTTGGTGCTGTGTAGCCGCCGCCTTGCATGGCAGGACCACCTGATCCGCCACCGCCTGATGAAGGGTTGACCATGAAGTCTGTGGTGGTTTTTGCTGCCACAGTTAGGTTCTGGAAGTTGGGATTGATGTCACGAATAATGTACTGTTCAGGACGCTTGCCTTCATTTTCGTTCACAATCACACGCACTACCTTGCTCATGTCCACCCACATCATTTCAAATGTTTCTGGGTCGCGAACAAACACCTGATCACCGTACTTGAGAGTGTTACGGAACAGTTTGAAGATGCGTTGATCCAGTCGGTTCAGCTTGACCCACTGTTGCAGTTGCTTGCGAATAATTTCTATTTCGTGATCAGTAGGATCATCGTTGTAGGTCACTTCAAATGGTGTGTCGTTTTGTTCATTCAGCTGTGTACTGAACTCAGAGATAATGTCTAAACATGCATTAACTTCTGAATCTGAATCCATGTTTTCGTACTGATTGTAACGTTCAATTCGATTAGGATGACCCGAATACACTTCAGGCAGTCGGCTGGCATAGTTGCGGAAACTAAAATCAGTTTCCGAAGAATTACTAGTACGGCCATCATTTTTGGGATAGCCCGGCAGGCCCTGTTCCTTGTTGCCAGAAATAGGGCTCATCTGTCCAGAGAGATCAGCGACTTTGAAATACTTACGCCATGTCATTTAGAAATCCATTCTTGATTGCATCACACGTTGAATCACAACGTAATACATTATTTACCGCTATTGCCTTGCAGCCTGAAGTAACTTGCCATTCTGGGCCAGGCTTCTTCTGCTGAGATCAACCAGTTCGTCCAGGCTGTTCTGCTGCAATGTGGCACGTTTGATCAGTTCATTCATGCTGGTGGTCAGCATGCTTGAATCAGTGGTAGTAGCAGACGATGCTGGTGTTGTTACCGGTCCAGTAGGAGTGGTATCACCCACAGGATTTGACATTGTGGAGTTGGGCCCTGTATACTGAGTTTTGCCCAGATTGGTTTTGTCAATAATGCTGGCCATAGCAGAATTCAAGTCCGAGTTTCTGGACAATCTAGAGGTTTCAGCAGCTGATTGATTGACCGATGATCTATTAGATGCTTTTGCTGCGGTGTTGATAAAATTAGCTGGACTAGCATTTTCAAGTAAGCCCATGTTTTTGACCATGTCACGCATGGCATCTCCTGGCGTATTAAACTTGTTAATTGTTCCTTGATTTTGCTGAACTATCTCTGGAGCGATTACCTTGCCTTGGAATCCTGTGCCTTTTACATCGCCACGGCCTGGAGTGTTTCTTATGCCAGTCTTGTCCCCGGTTCCTGGCATTCTTGTTACCACTGCTTCGAGCCCAGCAGAAAAGGATTTTAATGCAGCAGTTGCAGGATGCACCCCAATCTGCACCATGCTATTCATACCGCGAGTTACTTCTTGCTGAGCCTGACGTATGGCCACCTGATTGGCCACTGCTGCTTCTGGTGTTTCAACTTGTGCTTTTTGGGCCGTTACGGCTGCTGCTGTTGCTTGTGTAGGTGTTAAAACTCCTGTTCTTACCTTGGCTGCCATGTCTGTTTGTGCCTGCATCATTCCAGCACCAAATGTATCATCCATGACCCCTGCTTTGCCCAGAGCAATATTACGCTTTCTATTGGCAGCAGATTCTTGTGCTCCTGTTGTCATTACATCAGCTGCCTCAAATCTGCCAGATTGAATTTGTTGAGCCATTCTGTTGTTGGTCATTGCCACAGCCTGTGCTTCTTTGGTGGTAGCAACACCTGACAACAGATCCTGAACACCTTTTTTCATGCCAGCAGGCACTGATTCTACCAACTGTTGATTTTGTAATTTTTGTCTTTCAAAATCTTTGGCCGCTGCTTCGTTTCCTGAGGCTCTGGCTTCTTCGGCCTTTAATTCTAGCTCGCTCTGAACAGCGTTGTAACGCTGATCTGCCATGCGGGCTTCTTCGTTTTTAAGCAGAGTTTCTGCTGATTTTCCTGTGAGCTTGCTCAGTATGTCTTGTTGGCGTATGTACTCTGCTGCCCCAGCTGTAAGTTCGGCCTGAGTCTTGGCAGCACTGGCACCGGTCATGGCCTGAGTTTTGAGATACGCTGCGGTTCCTTTGTTGATGCTGTCAACACTCATGCCCATG